GCTGGTGCTGCTACTACGCAGCGGCAGAGAGAACCTTAGTGAGGATGAGGCAGTCATCTTCCTGCTCAACCTTCACGTATTCACCGGGCTGCACATTAATCATTTCTGCGTAGCAGCTGCTCAACGGGATCACACCACGGCTGCTGGCTTTCACCTGAAAGCTGGGTTGACGATGGCCAGTGCCAGGTGCGTGGGTTTCGCCAATGGTCAAGCCTTGAGCAGCAGATAGAGCAGTGAAGAACTCAGTCTTTTTAAGGCTGACCTTGCCATTGCGGATAGCTACATACCCAGCATTGGTGAGCATGGTCGGCATATCCAGCCCTGGGTTGGCTGCGACGTAATCGACTAGCTCCTGCCCTGAAAGCTTTGACATTGACTATGTTGACAACTGTCAACAGTATATCAACGGAAGCCTAGTGATCCATCAGCCTTTGTATAGCTCATGCTCATTGCGCCTTGCGCAGCATTGATACCTGCGCCTAGCAGGATTGATCCCCAACCAGGCTTAGCTGCTTTGGTGTACTGCATCTTCTCTGGCTTCAGTCCAGCGATTGGTTCCAACGGATCAAAGATGATTGCCTCGCGATAAGGAGTCGAGGCACCCTTGATTGTGTTGATGGTGCTGCTGACCAACGACGTGAACTCTCGCTCACCTTGGCGTCTGGCTAGGTCAAAGCCAGGCTTGGTGAGTTGATTGAAGTTGCGCATTAACGAATTGGTCTCAAAGGCATACGCCTTATTTGCGCTCTGAGCTTGGCTTGCAAGGTTGGCCAACGTCAGCACGTTGGAGTCCTTGCTGTAGTTCATCGACCGCATTTCGCCTTCAATCTGGGTGGCGATCTGAGCCATCTGCGAGGCTGTCTCGCCAGACAGGGATGCGTTGTAGTTGTTGAGTTGGTTGCGTCGTCTGCGTTGTTCTGTCTTCAGTAGGCCATAGCTGCGGCCAAAGGCTTTCATGCTGTCCAGCGCTATAGCGCGTGAGCTATTGCTGCCGCCTTGTCTGGCTGTAACCCCAGCCCTGGTATCAGCGTCCTGCGCCAACGCTGTGACATATTCCGCGTCACGCTGCAGGGTATCGAGCTGCTCGCCAATAACGATCTGCTCTTGGATCTGTTGGGCCTCACCTTGTTTCTTGGCAAGCAACGCATCGCTTTGTTGGCCGCGTTGTTTGATTGTGTTGAGATAGCCGGCGAGGTCATTCCCTGTCCTCAGCAGCGACTCCGCCGCTTCAAAGTTCAGACCAGACAAGGTGTCATCACGCTTCATCTGTGATGAAGTCAAATCGTCTGCCAGCTGTGTTGTGACCTGAACGGCACGCAGCTGCTCGGCCTCAATGTATTGATCTCGCAGTGCGCCGATGTTCAGTTCAAGGTTGGTCAGTGCAGTGTCGATGACTCGTGATTGCTGTGCTTCATAGTCTTCCTTCCGCACACGGTCGATATATCGCTGAGCCTCAACATCGGCCATGTTCCATGCGTGCTGTCGCCATCCGTCAGCTCTATCGATCTTCCACTCTTTCTTGTCTCTTTCGTGTTGGGCCTTTGCAATTTTCTCTTGCTCTTTATTCTGAGCATCAGCAGCTGAGCGTTGCTGACTGCCTTGCACAATTCCTGTAATGCCGCCGATAGCAGCAGCCGCGATAGCACCCCAGGGCATAACTCTTACACAGCTTTCTCTCTGTCACTGTAAACGCCCTTCCATGACGCGCTAGTGACAGTGACGGGCAACCAGGAATCTGACTCGACGATCACTGAACACTTGTCATTCTGACTGCATACGGGAGCAGTGATGTTTCCGCTCTCTAGTGACATGTCACTCTTGTCAAGAGTGCTATTCATCACATCCAGAATGCGTGCTCGGAAGTTCACAACTGTGTCATTGCTCCGGTTCTCTCGCTTTACCCGCAGCGTGTAGGCCCCGGTATCAACGTGGTTCACCGTCCATCGCAGAATCTGCGTACGGCCAGCAAGCTGACCAATCCTCCTGTTACCCGACTCATTGCTGTCAGGTACATACCCAGTGTTGAACTCATACTCGAACTTGTACGGCTCACCAAACGCCACCTGATAGCTCGTCCAATCCCCAGGTGGATCACACACCAATGACGTGGTGGTTGTCTCCCCTAGCTTCAGACCTTGGTAGTCAGCATTGGTGAAACGCACCACCGCCACTGTCTTCTCCGTGGGTGTATACGGCAACGTGAATGTCGTCTTATCGGTGGTTGCGTCATACGCCGCAGTCACCGTTGCTGATGGCGCAACAAACCCTGACACTGGATACTGCAGCAGCCTGTCCAGATGGATCTGTGGTGTTGCTTTCACCTCGATCTCATCGTTCAGCTGCACGCAGAAGTACGTGCCCGTGCTGTCCGTCACCAGCATGTAAAGAGCGTTGTCCATGAACTTCACCCACTGCACGTCTTGGTTGAACGTCCAACGACTCCAGCTGCGCTGGACCTTCTGCTGCCCAACCTCACCTGTCTGCCACAGGTACTTGTAGACAAAGACATCTTTCTTGCTGGCCGGTGACACGATCACCGCGGCATCGATGTTCTGACCCACATCCCAGTGCGTGACTGAACCAACGATGTATTTCGGCACATAGTTCGTGATGTCCAGGCTGCTGCCCAGGTTCAGACCCAGCTTGGTGTTGCGCTGGTTGTAGAAGTTGAACTCACGAAAATGCGTATAGCCAAAGTATTCCGTGGCAAACAGAACCTGCGCACCCGATAGCTTTGGCCTGACGTTTGGGTTCATCTCCAGGTTGCTAAGCCTGAACATCTCACCCGTCAGTGGAGTCAACACATCCGCATCAGCTGCTCGCACCTGAAACTGCGAAGTAGATGAGAACGCAAGGATGCTGTCCTCAACAGGAATCATCCATTCAATCGGTGAGCTGCGTTCACTGGTGCCACGCAATCCAAATGGGTCCGTTGCCTGCACAGCAAGCGACGTGTCATTGAAGAAATTAAAGATGTCATCTGTCTCGCTGAACTGCACTGTCTCCTCAGCTGCCACCACATAGCGACTGCGAAACAACGCATGGTCCCTAATCTTTTTGCCAACAAACTCAGGGTCAGGTGATGAGATTTCATCACCTGCTGTCCGCTCTGCCCACTTCGGAAACGTATAGGTGTAGGTCTCGCCGCCAACGGTCTGCGTTTCTGTTGCGCCATCCGCGGGGCCAACGAAGAACACATCCTGTGCAGCTCGATAAAACACCAGTGGCATGGTGTTGGGATCTAGCGCATAGGTAATTCCTGGCTTAACTGTCTCCTGCCAGGCACCATCGCCAAAGTCACCTGAGCCGAACGTGCTGAACTTCAACCAGCGGTTATCGACGGTTGTTGATGGGTCGCTCTCCACTTCAACTACATACCCGTCAGGCGCAACGACTGGCAGGTTCGCCAGGCTCTGCACTTTTGTCGTAAACGCATTGGCCAGTTCGCTGCTGCGGCCGTCGTCGATCGTTATCTCAAAGTCGCTGTTGTCATCCTTGGTGACATAGATCACGTACTGCTCAACCCGTGCGGAGTAACCGCTTTGCGCGTTGATCTGGGACTGCAGGTCGGACGCAACGATTGATGTGCTGATGACGTTGTTGTCTGCCCCAGCGTCAGGCGTGGTGAAGCTCGCAACCTCGCTGCCGTTGATCTTCACCGTATAGGTGACGTTGTATGCAACAGCTCTAATGAACACCAGGCCTTTGCCTGTTTGCTGCGCAACAACCTTGGGATCGTATGCAGTTTCCTTCTCACGGTTGAGCAACAGGCCAACAGGACCAGTGCTAATTAGCGCGTACTTTTTGTAGTAATGCTCTGGATCGTTATAGATGTAGGAGGTTTTATCGCCAGTGATGATTCCGTTGACAGCACTCAACCCAGTGCCATGGGTTTTGATTGTGGCTGGTGTCCCGTTACGCCGCAGTTCGATGATCGTTTGATCAGTACCAGGGCGGCACAGGATTGAATACTGCTCGCCCTGTTTGATGTCCATCATCTCCAGATAGAGATCCGTGAGGATGTCATCGCTGATCTTGGACTGAAGCCGCATCGCGTTCCGCTTGGTCAGTCCCTCCACAGGACTGGACCAACCATTGATCTGCCGCTCGCCTTGCCCCGGTGTACGGAGATGCGGTGGCTGCTGCGAGACACCTTGGATCAACGTATCCAGATCACGACGGATCGGTGCGCTGGCTCTGTCAGGTGTCTTGCCCTTACGGAACTGCGATTTTGAGCGGGCCATTAGCGGACTCGGTAACGGGTGCCACCTGCTGGGATGTAGCCAATACCTTGGGTTGCCCCGCGGTCATTGCCCCACAGCAAGTTGTTGTTGAGGGTGTTCTCTTCTGACCGGATCAACAGCGTCCGTGCTTGATCCTCATCCGCTGCCGTGTAGGTGAAGACGATGGAACTGGCGACATAGCGATCAGAAAAGATCCGAGCGCTACGGATGGTGATGTACTGCTGAGCAGCATGGGGTAGTTCATCCCATGGCAGCTGCGATACAACCTTGGCAGCAGTGATCGGAGCATTGCCAATCACTGAGCCAAAGTCATATCGCTGACTATTCCGGTCATACACCCGCAGACCCCGCATCACGTATTGCGTGTCGGGATATTGGTTGGGTGAGAAGTTGACAGTCAGTGTGTTGCTAGGAACAACGTATGTTCCTTGTGCAGTTGGATTGATCTGAACAGATTCGTCAGTGTTCCAACTCCATGCCTCTGACTGCACATCACGGCTGACCTCTTG